ATCATATTTTAAACCTAATAATTCTATTCCTTCTTCAGCTATCTCGTCGTATTCTTCTCTTGATTGTTTATCTCTGTCATAGCCTTCTTGTAATTCTTTTGAAACTTCTTGGATATCTGCTTCTTCCATAGATTCAACTAAGTTTTCTTCGAACTCACCCATCATCATAGATTCTTCTTCATCCATCATACCCATGGCTGTTGCTTCTTCTATTTCTTTTTGATCAGTTAGAGTTATTTCTGCTCCACCATCTGGTGTTTCAGTTATATCGTCATCAGTAGGCATGCTTGCAGATATTGCATCATCCTCTAGTTCTATTCTTTTTTCTATAGCCATGTATCCCCTTTAGTAGAATTTTCTACCATCTCTATTATAAATCTCCTGCTCCCTTTTGTCAAGCCAAGTATCTGCTCCATGTGAAACATATCCACCATTTCGCATCCATATTAAAGCTTGAGTTAAAGTATCTACATAATCATCGTGAAGTCCTGCAGGAAAAGCTCTAGTCTCATCTATTACTTCCATAGCCCAGTCTTTTTTAAAAGGGGCATATATTCTTCTATTGTGAAACAAAGATGTAATAGAATAAGCTCTAGCTACTTTGTCTCTGTCAGGTTGAAACTCAAATATAGGCAGTCCTGTCAAACGTAAGTCCTGTATTAGAGATTGACCAGAAGCTTTTTTCTCTATGAGAATAGAATCTGGATTATGTTCATTATATTTCTTAACTGCTTTCTCTCTGAGCGTTGGAAAATCCCATCGTCCTTTTTCTGCTCCCAGTAATATTAAGTTTGGCATGTCTAATCCTTTAGTAAACACACCCCACGTAGTTATTGCAGAGTAATCAGCTGTTGTTCGTGTAGAAAATGCAGTATCCCAAGATTGTATTATGTATTCACACTCTGGTGGGTCGGGATTCTCCCAGTTTTGCCACCAATCTAGTTTTATTATGTTACCTTCTTCCGCAGATGGGGCTTGACCATACAATGCATCAAACTTAAATGGTGGTGTATTGTTTTTTGTACGTATTATCTCTTCAGTTGACCAGTGAAATCCATTTTTTTCGTCAGGTTCAGGCCAGAATGACTCACCTAACTGTAATTTTTTGTAATTTTTAGATAGATACCCTTGTTTTACTAGTTTTTTGCGTGCTTCTTCTAGTTTTCCTAGAGAATCTGTAGTATTTAAGGCAGGAATCCTTACAACTTCCCATGTGTCTGACATCGGAGAGTTATCTTCCATCTCTAATAGGTGTCCAGCTAAGTCTCTTTCATGCCATCTTGTCATAACTAGGACTATTTTACCACCAGGCATGAGCCTTGTACGTAAACCAGAGGCATACCACTCGTTTAAACTCTCTCTTCTAGTCTTAGAAAATGCGTCTTGCTCTGATATTGGGTCATCTATAATAGCAAGATGCGCACCAAAACCTGCAATACCTGATCCAGAACCAGCTGCTAGGAAGGAACCTGCTTCTTTACCTTTATGTTGCAGACCCCAACTGTTTGCTGCTCTATTATCTTTACGAATATTTATTTGTGGAAAGATTGATTTGTATTGCGCAGTATTTACAATATCACGAATGGCGCGGCCGAACCTTGTCGCAAGATCATCACTGTGTGACACAGCAATCTCTTGCCAATATGGATTCTTACCTAATGCCCATGCGGGAAAGTATGTAGATGTTATTAATGACTTGCTTGAACGGGGGGCAACAAATACCATTAAACGGTCTGACTCCCCATTTGCAATCCTCATTAGTTGATCGCATAGTAATCTATGATGTGGCCCAACACTAAAGGATGGGTTCATTAACATTACAAAAGCTAAGAGATCTTCTCTTGCTTGTTGAACAGCTACTCTCGTAGCGGCGTTTCTATCTTCCGTTGTCAATGACATACACGTCCTCACCCCATATTACAAGTTGCGTAAAAGCGTCTTGCGGAGGATTGTTAGGATCGTATATATCTAAATCTGGATTTAAAATCATGCTTGTATCTCCTGTTACTTTTACTTGCATTAAAACTTTTTCTTAAAACTTATTCCTACTTTATTTTTACCAACGTCTAGTGAAAATCCAGCGTCTTTCATTTTGCCAGCTACACCTTTTACTTTAGTATAGCCAGGTATTTTAGATGCTGCCTTATCTGCTTTCTTCAAAACAATTTTCTTTAGTTCGTCTGCAGGATTGGTCATCTTACTATTGGTTGTTGTATTTGACATTATCTACCTCTGCTACCACCGATTGCTTCTGACTGCATTTTTTGACGGAGCTTGTTTTTAGTTTTACCTTCTGCCCCTCTGTCAAACTTGCCTTCACGTTCTTGTTTTTTAACATCGCTTAGTAATGAATTAAATTTAAAACCATCGGCTTTCATTCTTTTCTTTAATTTGTTTATTTGAATTTGATATTTATTTCTGCTATCACCTTTAACTGCAGTGCCAACTAATTTTTCTTTATTTGATAATAAAGCTTTTAGTTGATCGCCATATTTATCTACAGCAGTTACAGATTCTTTTTTTGGTTTAAAACCTTTACGACCTTCTTTATTTAAAGCTGCTGCTTTTTCTTTTGTGTTTTTCATACCAGCATCACCCTCAGGGGTATCTGCTTCAGAAGCTGGGACATAACTTCTTTTGTCATTTTTAATTTTTTCATTTTCTTTTTTAACAGTCATTGGGCCTTTTAATTCGCCGTCTTTATTTCTTATTGGGCCAGGCATTATTTACCTCCTACGATTTTAAGTTTTGGTGCAGCAATTTTCTTTAGACGTTCAACATCACGTTCGATGTCTTCTTCGGAGTTGCCAGTAGAGAATGCGTTTTGCACATTCATCTCAGTAATATTCTTTTCAGTCCACATCGCTTGATGTTTACCTAATAGTTCAAGGGAGCGGATAGCCGCGTTGTAATCGCCTTCTTGTTCAGTTTTCTCAGCGATACGTACTAGGCGGCGTAATATATCATCTGCTTCAATTTTAGTACGCTTTGTCTGATCGGCTTTAAGTTCTGATATTCTTTGTGACACAATAGGATTGCGAATCATAGTCCATGCATTTTTCTTTGCATGTTGTTCTCCGTATCCAGCACGAATTGCTGCAGGAACTGCCGCTAAGTCTTTAATAAACTCTTGACAGAACTGTTCTTGTTGTGGTGTTAGTGTATCGCCTTTAGCCATATTTAATATTATAACTCAAATGGTATTGTAATTCAAGGCTAGGTGCGTTATAATATTCCTGTATGGTCGCAAGACTATACGTCTCCTGTATAGAGGAGAGGAACACAGCGTTACATATCACACACACACTTCACATAATAACGCTCCTCTCCTCGACTTAAAAAAAAAACGTCAAAAGTTGCTAAAATTTTTTGAGGTGTATATGTGTATGTGTATGTGAGTGTATTTTTTGCCCCTCCCCCTCGACCATATCGACCCCCCGACCCACGTAAGGGTGCGACATTTTGACACATGCGACAAGTTGTCCAGTTCTGAGTATCAACATGGAGTTTGCGTATGCGTTTTTTGCATACCAGCTATGCAAACATAGCATAAGACTTGCCTTATTAATGCCACAATGTATCTATATCCTAGTTTTTATCAAGGGCTAAAGACCTAGTCATACCCTGTTAGATACGCATAGTATCTTGGAACTTATCCACAGGCTGTGGATAACTTTTGAAAATAGTTGTTGACTTGGTTTTTGTTTCTGATAAACTGTAAGAATAATAAAAAAGTGAGGTTTTTTATGGCTAAATATTCTAATGGGAATAGTGTGTATTCTCAGAAAATGACACCAGTTGGTAAAAGTTTAGTTTACAATAGTTTACTAAATGAGTACCAAGATTGTAGCGACCCAAATAAATTAGTAACTAGGTATCCTACTCATAAAGTTGATAGTAGTGAATTTAGAATTGCGAATTTTCACCAACATAAGGTTGATGATATAATTAAACAAGCCAAGAATAAAAAGGGTAGAAGACCTGCTTGGCTCAAAATGTTTAAATAGATTGAGGTAATATGAATAAATACAAAAACAGATACAAAAACGCTTTTAACCCTTGTATCGATGCTCCAAAAGTTTTAGACGATATGATGAAGTTATCAAGTCTATCAGTTATTGATGATAGTTTTGATGACCTCACCGAAGATGAAGTGCAATTAATAAACAAAGATTTACGTAACGAATTTGGAATTGATAGAGGTATAAAACAATGGCTATAAGTTTTACAGACTGGGTATTGCAATTTCAAGAAGAACATCAAGAGTTATTAAGTGAAGATAATTATAATGATGTTATAATTGAGAAAGCAGAACAAGAGAAATAATACTTGACAAAGCTAATTATATAACTATGATTGGCTTTTTCAAATATTAGAATTAGCTAGTATTTGTATTAGTGTGGGGTAGTTTCAAGTCAATATGTGTGTATTGATTTGAGCTATCACCCAAACAATAATAGGTGTGATATGACTTTATTAAACTATTTAAGAAATGACTTATCTATGTCAAATAGTGAGATACTTGATTTTGTTACAGATGGTGAACTCAATGGAGATTATGACGCAGAAGATATTGAGTCTGTTCAAAGTACAATACAAGATTTCAATTTCACTAGACACCCACATTTTAGACATATGGTCTTGACCAGAAGTGATATAAGTCCCTGTGATGATTGTGGTCATGTGATGTTCAATGATGATGCAATATCTATTGAGCATGGTGATAGAAGTGTTTGCAGAAGTTGTTGTGATGATGATTATTATTATTCTGAAAATCATGATACTTACAGACATAATGATGATTATGATGAGCATGAGGAAGAAGGATATGATGACTATTCTGGTACTTATTCTTATGATACAGATGTTTTAGAACATTGTAACTTCAATAAACTAGACAAAGAAAATGCAACTGATTACTATGGTATAGAGTTAGAAGTTGAGAGAAGAAAAGATTGTCCAAGCGATATTGCAGAAACAATTAATCAGATGTATCAAGGTTTTGCTATCTGTAAATCTGATGGCTCACTTGATAATGGCTTTGAGGTTGTAACAGGCCCAAGTACTTACAAGTATCACAAGATGAGATGGGAAGAATTTTTCAATTCCAAGTTATGCCAAGAGAATCTAAAAGGTTGGAATACTGACACAGCAGGATTACATATACATATTGGTAGAAAATCTTTGACACCTCTCAACATTGGTAAGATATTAGTATTTATTAATGACAATACTAACACAGATTTTATCAATCATATTGCTGGTCGTTCTTCCCAACAGTGGGCAAGAAAATCACCCAAAAAAGTATCTGATGTACTAAGACCTACTGGTGAAAAGTATGATGCAGTAAATACAAATCACCATGCGACTATTGAACTTCGCATATTTAGGTCAAACATTTCTAGACATGGTTTCTATCGTGTTCTAGAATTTACTGATGCTATGGTAAACTTTGTCAAGCTAACTAATTGCACGACTACAAGTTTACATTACACAGCATTTATTCGCTTTGTGTCTCAAGCACAACAGCGTTCTCAATATCCTAACTTACTGGCTTGGCTTATACGTAAAAGCTATGTTAAGGATATGCAACCAAGTCGTAGTGTTGTTACTACAGACGAAGAAGAAATCATTACTAACCAAAGGGGGTAATTATGTGTTTGATTATTCAAACAGACAAGCCTAACCAATTATCAACTCGATTGCTTGAGACAGCATACGAGAATAATTCTGATGGCTTTGGTGTTATGTTTGTCAATAAAGGCAAACTACACACTCACAAGATAGTTCCAAAAACTTTCAATGATATTGAGAGACTATGGGATAAATACAAATCTATGGATATACCAATGGGTATTCACTTTAGATTTGCAACTAATGGCGATACCAACAAAGCTATGTCGCACCCATTTCAAGTATTATCTAGAGCAAAGGGTGATGACAGAGACATGTGGGTAATGCACAATGGCCCACAACTTCCAACACCTATGATTGACAGCAACAAATCTGACACTCATCAATTTGTTA